GTCCCGATGGTGGTCACGTACCCACTGAGCCGAACGCCCCTGGCGCGGCGTGAACCCTGAAATCACATGCCTGGAGACATTCAATGTCGTTCAATGTGAACGCGCCGTCGGGCCTCGTTCCCGTTCGTAAGATGGACGGTTCGGCTTGGACCGCATCGGAAAACAAGTATCAGATCGTGACGACCTACGCGACGTCGATCTTCAAGTACGACCCCGTGACCATCGGCACCAGCGGCTATCTTGAGCGCGGCGCTGCCGGTTCGCCCATCGTCGGCGTGTTCATGGGCGTCAAGTACATCGACACGACCGGCGTCCCGAAGTTCAGCCCGTTCTGGCCCGGCAACCCCGGCGTCCTGACCGGCTCGACCGTTGACGCCATCGTCATCGACGACCCGAACGTCATCTTCACCATTCAGGAAACCAACGCTGCTGGCGCTGCGGGCACCCCGCTCGCTCTGGCGGATCGCGGCCTGAACGCGAACTTCCTCTACACCGCTGGCAGCACGTCAACGGGTCAGTCCGCCGTCTCGATCAACAACGCGAGTGAGGCGGACACCTCAACTCTGAACCTCAAGATCATCGACCTCGATCCGTCGCCGGATAACGCGGTCGGTAGCTTCGCGAACTGGTTGGTCCTGATCAACAACCACCTGTATCGCAGCGGCATCTTGGGCATCTAACGGCACAGGCACGGAGACACAGCAATGGCTATCAATACCACCGCGATCCGCGACCTGCTCCGCCCCGGACTGGCAGCGGTCTTCGGCGACTACCCGATGTATCCGGGTCAGTGGTCGGAAATCTTCGAGAAGCACACCTCCGACAAGGCGGTGGAAATCGAAGTGGAAGTGAAGCTGCTCGGCCTCGCTCAGATCAAGTCGGAAGGCGCTTCGACCGCCTACGGCGAGATGGGCCAGCAGTATGTGACGAACTACATCAATCGTTACACCTCCATCGGTTTCATCATCACCCGTCAGGCGATCAAGGACAACCTGTACCAGTCATCGTTCCCGCTCCAGGCCAAGGCCCTGAAGCAGTCGATGGCTCAGACCAAGGAAGTCCTCGGCGCTGGCGTGCTGAACAACGGCTTCTCGGGCAACTTCCCGATTGGCGACGGTCAGGCGTTCTTCTCGACGTCTCACCCGATCAGCAACGGCACCGTGGCGAACACCTTCTCTACGCAGTCGGACCTGAACGAAACCTCGCTTCAGGACGCCATCGTCGGCATCCAGCGGTTCAGAGACGCGGCTGGCCTGCGTGTCATGACCAAGCCGACCAAGCTGATCGTGCCGCCTGACCTTCAGTGGACGGCGACTCGACTGCTGCAATCGCAGTTCCGCGTTGACACGGCGAACAACGACATCAACGCGATCTACAGCAACTCGGCGGTCCCGCAGGGTCATCGCGTGAACATGTTCCTGACCTCCACCAAGGCATGGTACCTGCTCACCGACGCTCCGAACGGGCTGAAGTACTACGAGCGCGAAGCCCTTGAGACGGACGTCTACACGGACTTCGACACCGATAACCTGAAGGCCAAGGCGATTGAGCGATACAGCTTCGGCGTGTCCAACTTCCGCTCGGCTTGGGGTTCTTCGGGCGCTGCCTAACCCGATTGGGGGTGGCTCCGGCCACCCCCGTCTTGCCACTGGAGAATAACGATGACTCATTTCTCTGACGGCGTGCGTGTCGGGCGGAGCTTCACCCTGAATGGCTCGGCGGCCCTTGCGGGTGGCCCCACGTCTCCGATCTTCATTTACGACATCGTTCCGGCCACGCTGGACGCTGACGGTATCGCTCAAGCTCAGGCCGTTGCTGGCGCTGGCAACCTGACCATCAACGGCGCTCTGGCTTCTGGCGGTGTCGCGACCTTCGACGTGCCTCGTGGCGTGTCGGTGACATCCTCCAACGGGGGCGACACCACGCAAACCGCGACGGTGTATGGCACTGACGCTTACGGCGTCTCCATCCAGGAGAACATCGCGTTCAACGGGGCCGCAACGATTTCCGGCAAGAAGGCTTTCAAGACCGTGACTCGCGTCGCGATCTCGGCGGCTCTGGCTGGCAACGGCAGCGCGGGCACCACCGACGTTCTCGGCCTTCCATATGTGGTTTCCACGCGGAACTACATGGTGACCTTCGATAACGGCGCTCAGGTGACTAACGGTACGTTCGTCGCCGCAGATGCCACCACGGCGACCGCCACGACCGGCGATGTTCGCGGCACCTTCGATCCGAACACCGCCTGCAATGGCACCGTTCGCTTCACGCTGTGGATGTTCCTGAAGGACACCGACACTCGCGCGGGCCTCTACGGCGTCACGCAGTTCAACGGCTAACTACATGGGGCGGCCTTAGGGCCGCCCCGCCACTTCGGAGGCTGATGTGCGGTCGAAGAAGGATTTCCAGTTCAAGGCGGAGCACAAGAGCCCGTCCGGTGGACTGAATGAAAAGGGCCGTGCTGCGTATAACCGTGCGACCGGCAGCAATCTGAAACCCCCGCAGCCTGAAGGCGGATCGCGCAAGAAGAGTTTCTGCGCTCGATCAGAGGGACAGATGAAAATGTTCCCGAAAGCTGCTAAAGACCCGAACAGCAGACTGCGGCTCGCCCGCAAGAAATGGGATTGCTGAGATGCGGTCGAAGAAGAACTGGATCGCGGGGGCGATCAAGCCGGAGAATAAAGGCGCGCTCCGTAAGGAACTTGGCGCAAAACCCGGCAAGCCCATCCCGGCTGCGAAACTTGCTGCGGCAGCGAAGAAACCCGGTAAGATCGGCCAGCGCGCTCGACTGGCGCAGACGCTGAGAGGAATGAAGTAATGTCCGCTGAACGCATCAACGGCGCTTTCCAGACCGCAGGCGTTCTGGTTGAGACCTCCGGGGAAAGCAACCCGAAGAAGGCCGTTCAGGGCTATGCTCAAATGGTCGTCAGTGCGTCGGGAACTGGACTAACATCCGAGGTGGCCTCCGAGGGGAACATCTACTCCCTAACCGGAGCAACTGTGTCTGACGGGTCCGTTACCATTGGGGCTAACAACGAGAGCATCGTTGTCGATACCATGGGGTTCGAGGGTGTTAATCTCACGGTCAGCGGATTCGGCGCCGCCACGATACAAGTTCAGTGGTCGAATCTTCCCGCCTCTGGTTTCGTCGCTGGCTCTGTTTCGACTGTAGGTTCTGGCGCTACCGCGACATCCATAACGGCCAACGGCCAATACGCGGCGGCATCCGGCGGTCGATATCTGAGAATCATCACGACGGCCTACGTTGGGGGCACCTTGGTTGTGACCCCAACCTTCTACGCCAGTGGATCATCGGCTGGTGGTGGCGGTGGTGGTGGGGCCGTTACGATTGCCGACGGGGCTGACGTCGCGCTAGGGGCTAAGGCTGATGCAGCCTGGGCGAGCGGAGACGGGACTCTCATCGCGCTCGGCAAAGCGACCGTGGACGCTCTGAATACTCCGGCGACCGAGTTGCCGCCTATGGTCCCCGTGGCGTCCAGCGACACCGATTTGACGCGTGTCACCGTCAGTATTTCATCTGCGACAACCACGTCTATCGTCAGCGCCACCACCGCCCAAAGCACGCGGGCTCATCGTATAGCCCTGACCGTAGCATCCGGCACCGCTCAAACGATCACCTTCCAGAGCGCATCAACGGTCCTGGGGGCCTTCGATATTCCGAACACTGGCGGTAGCATCGTGTTTGATTACAGCCCGTATTGGTGGTTCAAGACGGCAAACAATGAGGCGTTTCAGATCACGACCTCCAGCGCCGCTGCGGTCAAGGGAATCATCGACTACGTAAAGGGTGCGTAATGAGCGGCATCCAACTCTTTCCGGGGTCTGGAAGCGGATCGCCATCTAATCCGACTTACACTTATGAGAACCTTGGTTTTGCCACGGATGGCAGCGGAACCAGTATTCAATCAGGGTCAGCCAACAACAAGGGCACTGGTGTAAGCCTTGGCACCACCACGTCTGCGTATGTCGGAATTTTCTTGTACGCATCAACAGCGTCTTCGACATCGTCCCGGTATCTAATTGATCTGTCGTTTGACAATGGGTCAACTTGGGCCGTCTCGAACTTCTTCATGCTCCCGGCGTCATCTACTGCTAGTATGGCTCCGATCATGATTCCGATAATCGTTGGCAATGGCGCTCAGGTTGTAGCTCGCTGCCAGTCGAACTCTGGTTCCGCGACTATACGTGTCGCAGTAACGGGGATTATCGGAAGCTCTGACGACGCTCCAGGCTTCACGACATTTGCCGCCCTGAATGCGGACACAGCCAACACGCTGCCGTCCTCGACAAATGTTCCGCTGGACGACGATGGATCGTCTGGATGGACCGAGTTGATCGCCAGCACGGCTAGCACCTATGGGGCGGTAATGGCGGTTGGGGCTGGAAACGGAACTGCCTTCGGCGCGGCTCAGGCTATGACGTTTATGATTGGTACTGGAGCGGCGGCCTCTGAGGTTCTTTATTTTCAGTGGTTTGTTGGCGCTGCCGCGAGCGCCACGCCAATCTCTCGGGGGCAGTCTCCAGTCATATACAGAAGCATCGCCTCTGGAACGCGAGTCTCCGCTCAGGTCAGGGCCGCGACTCCGGGTACTGACAATGCCCGTATCGCGGTTTATGGGCTGTCCTGATGGCGACTTTGGCGCAGTTGATAAAACTAGGCGTTCGACTGACGCCCGCTCCGCCAACTCCGCCCGACTATACGGTTAGCAACTGGACAGAGCTAAACGATCTTCTGACGGGGCCAGCCGACCTTAGCGGCGCGACGGTTCTTGTAGATGGTAACTGCTCCGGTGCGAGGATATCCCTAAGTGGAAAGACGTGGCCCGGCCTATTGATCCGTGGGGTGTCGTCTGCGGCCAAAAGCGTTATGCCGAGAATAGGGTTCAATAACTGCGATGGCTCCGCAGGCGACCCCATAACATTCAGATGGCTTGAGTTTTATGAGTCGTATGGCGCGGCTTACAACCCATCTGGGAATATCCCGATCACGTCAGGAATAATTTCCTTTGACAGCACGACGAGCAGTTACATCACGTTCGATGACTGCGAGTTCCACGATGACGACCTGTCCGGGAAGACGATGGGCTACGGGATCGGGGTGTATCGCGGGTTTGCTGAAAGCGGTTCTGGAAAATGCGACAACCTGACTGTTACGTCTTGCTACATTTACAATGTCAACAGAGGTATGACGGTCAGCGGATCGGATGTTCTCGTTGAGTTTTGCCGGATTCACGACTTTTACCAAAACCCAATCGTTAACGTCGGTAGCAACCAGACCTTCCGGAACAACTGGAGTTGGAATGTTTGGGCCGCCGGAAGCGATCCTGGGCTACCGCACGCAAGTTGCGGCCCCATAAGTCCGCAGCCGTCCGGATCGTCGGACATGACTGACATTATCGTTCAGGGGTGTATCGCCCTTCCTGGGCGCGCTAGGTATGATCACGACGGTCAAACGCCAGCCGCATCTGGCATGAAGTTTAATGATATGTTCGCGACCGGGTTTAGGCATCGTCGGATCGACGTGCTGAATAACCTCATTGTCGTCGCGGATACGCAGGCTTTTGAGATTGATGTTGGCACGGATTGTCTCGTTGCTTGGAACACTTTCGCCGCAGACACGGCGCAGATCGGGTCCAACCAGCCAAACTTTTACGTAAACGATTGGGTTGATATACAGTCTTACGGGAACATCTGCGCCAACATTAGCGTTGGAGCGCAGGGCTGGGGTTCTGGCAATTCATTTTTCAACAACCTTTCAGCCAACAACACATCTACTGGTGCCACAAATCTTGTAACGTATGCGAATACGTTTGAAGGGCCTTCATTCGGGCTCATATCAACACCAGAAGACGCCATTGTTGTTTTTGGTCTAAACCCTGCTCACCCAGCCTCCTCCTGGTCAATTAAGCCGGGCGCGACGAACTACTACGACTTCGAGACTGGAGTTGAGTCTTGGCCTGCGGTAGTTGCTCCATCGACGACGAACGTGACATCGCAAACAGTTAGCACTGTAACCAAGACAAACGATGTGGCGGTAAGGTCTGATCCGACTGGGTCAAACATAGCCTGGATACCGAGTTCGCCCAGAGTGGGTGGGATTATATTCCGGCTGCAAGTTGGCTCTGCGATTGACAATACGACTAGGTACGCGATGACGTATCACAATACCCGCTGCTCTATAGAGCGGCTGTCCGGCGATAACTGGAGGTTCCTCGTTGAGAACGCCGCTGGGTCCGCGATCCTTAACGCGACTAGCAATGTGGCATGTTCCAGCGCGGATGGTCTGGTGACATTGATAATCGGCTTTGACTTTGACCAAGCCAAAATGTCTCTCGTCCAGCTAGTTAACGGAGACGTGCAAAGCGACTGGCCTGATATTACAAACTTCGTCTCAGACGATCCTGGGTTCAGCAACGCCCAAAACATAACCGTCGGGTACTCCAATCTATCGTCTACTGGCTTCACAACGGCCTGGGTCGATGCGATTGATCTGTACGCGCAGACTGACGACTTCTTGGATATGGACGATCCTGCTGTGTTTGACGCTGTCGTCAACACGTCCGGTGAACTGGCCTACCTCGGCGTTGCTGGGGTTGATATCCTTGGTTCCACTTGGGCTATCTGGCTACAGGGCAATGCTGCTGCCTGGAACGGGACTGGCTTCAACCTAGGGAATGGCACCGGAACGGGCGGTGCGGCTACCCAATTCGCCAAGATCGGCTCTGGGTCGTTCTCGTAGGCGGTTGCTGAAAAATCTGATAAGTAGGCGAGGCTAAAGAAAAAGGCTGGCTGATGACGTCGAGTGGGACATACACGTTCTCTAGCCTCGCGCAGATCGACTTCATCACTGAAGCGTTCGAGCGGTGCGGACGTGCGCCATCGTCTCTCTCGGCAAATGACATCGACAGCGCGCGCCGGTCGATCAACTTCATGTTCTCGGAGTGGGCCAATAACGGGCCGAATCTCTGGGAAGTAGACCTACAGTCCGTGTCTCTGGTCGCTGGCACGGCGGAATACGCACTCCAGGAGCGTACCGTTAATCTGCTTCAGGTCTTCGCGCGCACGACGTCAGGCGGCATCAATACCGATCTGATGCTCTCGCCGATCAGTCGAGCCGAGTACGCGGCGCTGCCGAACAAGGCGCAGCAGGGCGCGCGTCCTACGCAGTTCTATTTCCAGCGCACGATCACGCCGTCGATATTTGTGTGGCCGGTGCCGCAGGATGCGACGGTCACTGTGTATTACTACCGCATGAAAATGCAGGAAGACGCCGGGGCTTTCACCGATAGCCTGAACGCGCCGAACCGCTGGATGGAAGCCATCGCATCCGGCCTCTCGGCGAAACTGGCGGTGAAGTTCGCGCCCGAGCGGCAGGCGACGCTTCAGATACTGGCACAGAAGTCCTACGACATCGCTGCTGCGGAAGACCGCGAGCGCGTTCCGCTGCGCATCACCATCGACGGGTGGTTGTCCTGATGCAGTACGGTCACGGCGCAGGCCGCAAATTCCGAGAGTGGCCGAACTTCGACGCCAAGAGCCCGCGTGCTCTGGCGATCTGCGACGGCTGCGGCTTCATGGTTCAGCACGAAACCCTTCGCGAGAAGAAAGACTATCGCGGCGGATCGGCTCCCGTTGGGCTGGGGCTCTACGTGTGCGCGTCCTGCGATGACGTTCCGCAGCCGTACTACCGTCGGCAACTCCTGCGACCTGATCCGGTGCCTGTGGATAATCCGCGCCGCGATACGCAGGACACGGCGACGAACGCTCAGACGGCAGCGGCTGATCAGGAATCAATCGACCTGAACATAGAGTATGGGCTGGCATAGACCATGGCGAACGTAAAATTCACAGACCTGCCCTCGGCTACCGCTCTGGACGGCGGGGAGATCACCGCCGTCGTTCAGGGCGGCGTGAGCGTGCAGACGACCGCCGAGGCCATCGGTTATGCCGGGAAGTCGTACGGATCGTTCTGCGACGTCACTGACCAGTCTGGAAATGTCAGCACGCCGACGGCTGTGAAGTTCGGCACGAACATCATCAACACGGCGGGCGTCACGGTCGTAACGGACGGATCGAACCTCACGCGCATCACATTGGCTGACGCCGGGACGTATGTGCTTTCGTACAGCCTTCAGTTTGCGAATTCCGACGCCTCAGACCATGACGTCTCGGTATGGCTCCGACTGAGCGGCACAGACATCACCAACACCGCCCGCAAGCAAACCGTTCCCAAAACCGGCGACGGTGGCGTCCACACAGCGCAGACCACCTACACTGTGGTCGCTACGGCGGGGCAGTATGTTCAGGCCATGTGGCTTCCAGAGAACACCGCCGTAACGCTTGACCATACAGCCGCCGTCGTTGGCCCTCCGGCGGTCCCGGCCATTCCGTCATCGTATGTCGTGATTGAGCGTGTCGCATGATCGAGGAACTGATCAGCCGCGTTTTCTTCACGCGCAACGTCGCCCACTGGAATCACTGGCGCGCGACAGGCGCGGGTAGTTACGCCCGCCATCAGGCGCTCGGCGAGTTCTATGACGCGGTGATCGACGCGCTGGATACGCTGGTTGAGGCATACCAGGGCGCATACGAATTGATCGGCGGCATCCCTGCCCCGAGCATCAAAGAGACCGACATCCTCAAGATGCTGGAGGCGGACTGCCAATGGATCGAGCAGAACCACGAGACGATCTGCAAGGGCAATCGGGCGGTCGCCAATCTCATCGACGGATTAAGCGAGGTCTACCTCTCGGCTATCTACAAGCTGAGAAACCTAAAGTGACCCAACCGACCCACGCCGAACTCAAGGACGACATCAAGAAGGTGTACGTCGAGCTTGGCGCGACGTCTCAGCAGATCGAGAACCTTGAGGTTCGCGCCAGTGGACACGACGACAGGTTGCAGGTTATTCAGGCGCAAGTCGATCACAACGCCAGGATGTCGGAGGCGGTCTTGCACGCACTGAATGAAATGCGCGAGGATATAGCCGCCATCAAGGATAAGGTTTTCGCGTGGGAGATGTTCAAGGCCCGCGTGATCTGGGTGACGTCCACCATCGCGGGGGCCTTCAGTGTCGCCGCCGCGTTCCTGTGGTGGCTGGTGGGCGACAAGGTGGCGCATTTCTTTAAGGGGGCTCCGCCGTCGCCATGAGGCCCACACCACAGCAAGCCTTCGAAATCATCAAAGAGTTCGAGGGCCTTAAACTCACGGGCTATAACTGCCCGGCTGGCATCGCGACTGCCGGATGGGGGCACACCGGGCCTGATGTCAAGGTCGGGATGAAATACACGCGCGCCCGTGCGGAGGCGTGGCTGCGGGCTGACATCGCGCACGCCGCCAAACGGCTATCGGGCGTGGTCAAGGCCGACGTACTGGCAGACCTCTCGGATAGCCAATACGCGGCGCTCCTTTCGTTCGTGTTCAATCTGGGCGCGGGAGCGAAGTGGGCGATCTGGAAGCGGATCAATGCGCGTCAGTTCGACGCCGTGCCCGCGCAACTGATGCGCTTCGTTAATGCTGGAGGCAAGCGCCTTCCGGGCCTTGTTCGCCGTCGCGCCGCTGAAGCCGCGCTGTGGGAGCAGGTTGATGACGAGCCCGAGGTTCCGCCGTCCACGACGCTGCGTATGATCGGCATGACTCCGCCAACACCTGTCATCGAGAAGCCATTGACTGTCTCTAAGACGATGTGGACTGGCGCGGGCGTCGCGGCATCTGGCGTGGTTGCGGGGGCACAGCAGGTTCAGGCGTTGGTTGCGCCGCAGATGCAGTATCACGAACACCTTCAGACCCTAGCGGCCATTGTGGCGGGGCTGATCGTAGCTGGCGGCATCGCCGTCATGATCTTCAAATGGCTTGAGCAGAGGGAAAAGCGGCTATGACTGTATTCCTAGCGACGCCTACGGGTTCGCGCATCCCCTACGTGCTGTAGTGGCTGCAAAGCAATTAACCATCGAAGAAGCTGAGCGCACGGTCGCGGTCTATAACGAGTGCGTCGCCGAAGGTTACGGCACCGGAGTCAACAGGGGTGGGCGGAGGAACTTTTCAGCGCGCGCTGAAACTGCCCGCCGGATGTGCCTCGATCTCAACACCACGACGCACCGGCTTAACGTCGCGGTCAATCGCTACGGTTTGAAGCTGGACGAATATGTCAAGCCAGACTTTACATTTGACGACCTTCCGCACGACGGCGAGCAGACCGCCGAGGAACTGATCGCGGCGCTGACAGAGCGTCATGCAAAGCGGAAGGCCCACCACGATGCGGCCAAACTGCGTCAGGTGCAGGTCAATATCGACGGCCCAATCATGCTTGCCTTCTTCGGCGATCCGCACGTCGATGACCCCGGCTGCGCTTGGGGCGATCTCGACCGCGACGTCCGCCTGTGCCGCGACACCGAGGGTGTCCTAGCTGTGGATGTGGGCGACGACAGCAACAACTGGGTCGGTCGCCTTGCGAAGTTATACGCCCATCAGGAGATTACCGCCAAGCAGTCGCTGAAGCTGATCGAGTGGCTGATGGGCTCGCTTCCGTGGCTCCTGCGGATCAAGGGAAATCACGATAGCTGGCACACCGAGAAGGGCGATGTCTCGGATTACATTCACCGCCTGTTTGGTCAAATCGGCGGTCTGGAGGAAAGCGGAGCGCGGCTTGAACTGAACCTGCCCAGCGGGGCTGCGTTCCGGCTGCACGTCCGCCACGACTTTCCCGGCGGCTCGCAGTTCAACCCAGCCCACGCTCTGGTGCGAGAAACCCTGTTCGGCCACCGCGACCACATCTTGGCTTGCGGACACCGGCACACAACCGGGTACATCCCGATCTGGCACAATGACCCGAAGCGGCTCTGCCACGGTTTCCGGGTAGGCGCTTACAAAGACATGGATCACTACGCCAAGGAGAAGGGCTTCCAAGACGGCAATTGGGCTCGCTCGCTGGCGGCGGTCATTGATCCTGACCACATCGGCGACCCGGTTCGCTACATCAAGCCGTTCTTTTCTTTGGAAGACGCCACCGAATATCTGGCATGGCGGCGTGGCAAGTGGTCGGTCGGCAAGACGGCCTCATGAACATCGCGCATAACCTATGACCTTCTCGGAGCCCGGAGATGTACGGTTCAGAATGGCTGGTCCTGATCATCGGGTTCCTGGTCGGCTTGCTGGTCGCGGTGAAGGTTGTCGCGTTCGTTCTGATCGTCGCGTATAAGGCTTTCGTGTCGAAACTGTTGGGCAAGTCGCGCTGACATGCAGGTCCCCTCTGTCGCCTACGTCGCTGCCGGGTGTGTCGTTGCTGGCGTTCTCGGCGGCTGGACTGTCCGTGACTGGAAAGCCGACGCGGATGCGCTTGCTGCTGTTCGCAAGACCGAGCGTATTCAGGCTCAGATGCAGGCGAAGATCGACGCCAAGGCCACGGAATTCGAGGCGTTCCGGGCCACCATTGAGCCTGCCCGCGTCGAGAGCCGCAATACGATCAGGGAGATTTTCAGAGATGTTCCAGTCCGCGCTGATTGCGCTCCTCCTGCCGGTGCTGTCAGCCTGCTCGACGGCCTCGTTGCTCGCGCAAACTCCGTCGCTTCAGGCCAATCTGGCGTCACCATGTCCGCCCCTGTCGAAGACACCGACGCCGTTCGTTGATCCACCGCGATCCGAGTGGGAGGCCGAATTGATCATCGCCTATGCCGAGTGCGCCGCGAAACATTCGGCGACAGTGAAGGCGTGGCCTAAGTCAAGCAAATAGGATAGGTTCCCTCTATGCCTACGGCGATGACATACACGGGACTGCTTAGCGATCTCAGGAGATATCTTGAGCGCGGCAATCTGTCTGACCCTACGGTCTATGATCAACTGCCGACCCTGGTCAATCTGGCTGAGCGCAGGCTTGCGCGAGAACTGAAGATTCAGGGCACCGTCACGGTGCTGGCCTCGACCTTCGTTCAGGGTGAACCTCGCATCGCCAAGCCAGACCGCTGGCGCGAAACGGTATCCATGCGCGTCGGGACCGGCGCATCGAACGATACGCTGTCTGAGATTTACCCGCGCGCCTATGAGTACATCCGCATGTTCTGGCCGGATCAGACCAATGAGGGCGTGCCGCGCTTCTATGCGGACTACGACTTCGATAACTGGATCGTGGCCCCGACGCCGGATGATGCATACCCGTATGAGGTTCTGTGCTACGAACTTCCGCCGCTGCTGGATGAAACCACGCAGACGAACTGGTACACCGAGAAAGCGCCCGACGCTCTGCTGTATGCGTCCCTGCTGGAGGCCACGCCGTTCCTGAAGGACGACGCCCGCATCAAGACGTGGGAAGGTTTCCTGAACCGCGCCATCTCGGTCCTGAACGGCGAAGACATCCGCATGATTTCCGACCGCTCCATCGTTAGGCGAGAAGACTAATGCCCGCAGCATTTACATCTACGTTCGGGGGCGGGACCATCTTCCCAGCGCAGGCGTCCTACCGGGCGTTTGCGCTGACGTCTGATTTGGCGCTGACGTGGCCGGTTGAGGTCGCGACCGATAGCAACATCGTCGCGAACATCATGGATGTCACGCCGAATCAGGCTGGCTGGGACCTGCGGATGCCGCCCGCGAATCAGGCGTCTCCGGGCGAAGCGACGCTGATCTTCAACGTCGGCTCGTTTGCCTTCACGGTCACGGACGCGGGCGGCAATACCATTGTGTCGGTTGACCCCGGCGAGGCGTGGCAGGTCTACCTCAAGACGAACGCTACCACGAACGGAACGTGGGGGTCCGTAGCCTATGGCGCGGGCACGTCGTCCGCCACGGCTGGGTCTCTGGTTGGCGCGGGCATCAAGGCTATCGGGGCAACGCTGAACCAGTCCATGGAGGTCACGACGATCTCCACGGATTACACGCCGCAGGCCCCGGATCGCGCGGCTGCGTTCCTGTGGGATAGTGGCGCTGGCACGATCAGCCTGCCGTCGGCGGCGACGCTGGGTAACGACTGGTTCTTCCACCTTCGCAATGGCGGCACGGGCGCGATCACGGTTGAGACGACGGTCGGTGGCCAGGAGATCAATGGCGCGGCGACTCTGCTGTTCAATCCAGGCGACAGCGGCATTATCGTTTGCGACGGCACGAATTTCTTCACGGTCGGCTTTGGTCAAGCGGCGGAGTTCGCGTTCGATTACGTCTCCATCGACCTGACCAGTGAGACGTCTCCGTATGTCCTGTCCGGCGCGGAACTGAACCGCATCGCCTACAGCTTCGGGGGCACGCTGACCGGGAACATGGAAGTCGTGGTCCCGAATACGGTGCAGCAATACTGGCCGGGCAACGACACTGATCTCGCGTCCGATCCGTACACGATCACGGTGAAGACATCGGCTGGCTCGGGCGTTGCTCTGTCGCGCGGCGCTCGGGCTATCGTGTACTGCGACGGCACGAACGTCATCGACGCCGACACCTCGACGATTTCGTTCCCCGTCACTATCGCTCAGGGAGGCACGGGCGCTGTCACGCCATCAGGCGCGCGCACGAACCTCGGGGCCACGTCGGTCGGCAATGCGGTGTTCACGGCGGCCAACGCTGGTGCCGGTCGCGCGGCTATCTCTGCTGCGGCGCTGGGGGCGAACAGCGACATCACGTCCCTGTCGGGCCTAACGACGCCACTGTCGGTTGCTCAGGGCGGCTCTGGTGCGGCGACGCTGACGGGCGTGCTGAAGGGCAACGGAACGTCGGCATTCTCGGCAGCGACCGCAGGCACGGATTATGCCAAGCCGGATACGGCTTCGACGTGGACGGCGAAACAGACCCTGAGTGGCGGCACGGCAACGCTTGCCGCGAAACTCGCGAACGCTCTGGAAGTCGTGACGATCTCTGCAACCGCAGCGACCGGCACGATTAACTACGATATCACCACGCAGAGCGTCCTGTATTACACCACGAACGCCTCTGCGAACTGGACCGTGAACCTGCGTGGCAACGGATCGAATACCCTGAACAGCCTCATGGCTACGGGCGAGTCTGTTACCGTCGTCTTTATGGTAACTCAGGGCGGCACGGCGTACTACAACAGCGCCGTGCAAGTTGATGGTACGGCTGTTGGTGTGACGACGAAATGGCTTAACGGGGCTCCATCGTCAGGCACGATTAACAGCATCGCGGTCTACAGCTATGTGATTATCAAGACGGGAGCATCGACCTTTACCGTGCTCGCATCTATCGCATCGGCGCTGTAATGCCTGTTCTCGCCACTCGCGCGGCAGCTTCTGTCAGAGGCTTCGGCTTTAGCCAGAGCGGGCTAGGCGTTGAGTACCTGATTGCCGCTGGTGGCGGCGGCGGCGGTAAGATCGTTGACGGATCGCTGGGGGCCGCAGGCGGTGGTGGCGCGGGTGGTTTACTCACGGGCTCTACGTCACTCCTGACGATAGCCTACACAATCACCGTCGGGGCAGGCGGTAACGGTGGCGCGCTAGAGGGGGACAATGGTTCTCCGGGTGGCAACTCGTCAGCCTTTGGATTAACGGCTATCGGCGGCGGCTACGGCGCAGCGCCTATCGCGAACGGCGGCAACGGTGGCTCCGGCGGCGGCGGCTCGAACACCGACGCAGGCCCGACAACCGGCGGCACGGGGACCGCCGGTCAGGGGTTCGCTGGTAGCGGGGCCAATAGCCTAACCAACCCAGGAACCGGCGGCGGCGCTGGAGGGGCTGCATCTGGAGCCACACCGGGGGCGGGCGTAGCGAGTTCAATCAGCGGATCGTCCGTTACCTACTGCGCTGGCGGCGGCGTTAGCATTGGCTCGGGAACCCCGGGAAGTGGCGGCGGCGGCAGCCCGACTGATGGCGAGGACGGCATCGTTATCATCCGGTACTTCGGGCCGCAGCGAGCGACCGGCGGTACGGTCACCACGTCCGGCAGTTATACCATCCATACCTTCACCTCCAACGGCACCTTCACGGTAACCAGCTAATGGCCGACGGATCAATCATCGCGCCCATGCGCTTCGATCCCGGCATCAAACGGGACGGTACGCGCTTTGAAGGCAGCGCCTGCGTGGACGGACAGTGGGTCCGCTGGCAGCGCCGACTGCCGCGCAAGATGTGGGGCTATCGGCAAATCAGCAATTTCGCTGGCGACATCGTTCGTCAGTTCCACACGCAGGCGCTGAACAACTTCGTCTATACGCACATGGGCTACGGCTCTGGCGTAGAGCGCCTGACCATCGACACGCTCGGCAATGCGTCCGCGCCGGTTGACCGCACGCCGGTAGGATTTACGGGTGGCGCTAATTATACGTGGCAGTTCGACGCCATGTTCGACTCCACGGGTAGCGGCTCTCCGGTGATCATCGGCGTCGCGACGAACACGCTGCTGGATATCTCTCAGGGCACGGCTCAACAGGTCTACATCGGGAACATCTATGCGACCACCGCGCTCACCCCGATTTCCGGAGTCACGGCGTCGGGCGGTGTCTGCGTGTTGCACCCCTACCTGTTCGTCTACGGATCGAACGGCTACGTCCAGTGGTCCGACGCGGGCGACCCGGAGAACTTCGCCAGTGGAGACGCCGGGGACGCGAACATCGACTCCTCCAAGATCGTAAAGATGCTGCCCCTGCGTGGCGGCGGTCAGGCTCCGGCGGGTATTGCCTGGACGCTGGATCGCGTGATCCGGGTTTCCTACACAGGCGGCGCAGATGTCTTCGCGTTCGACACCATCACGGCCTCGTCTTCGATCCTGTCGGCCAATAGCATCATTGAGTACGACGGTATCTTTTACTGGATCGGGATGGACAGGTTCCTGATGTTCAACGGGGTCGTGAAAGAAGTCCCCAACGAAATGAACCTGAACTATTTCTTCGAGGGCCTGAACACCGAGTATTCCAATAAGGTGTTTGCCTACAAGGTTCCGCGCTTTGGGGAAATCTGGTGGTGCTACCCTCGCGGAACGGCGACGGAATGCACGCACGCTATTATCCTGAACGTGCGCGAGGGGACGTGGTACGACACTGAGCTTCCGAACAATGGTCGCTCGGCGGGGATTTACGCACAGGTCTTCCATTCGCCCATCATGGCGGGCATTGACCCGATGTCGGATGACCCTGACCTGCTGGTCACGGAGGACGGCGATAGTTTCATCACGGAAGACAACGACTTCCTGTTCACCGATGTCAGTGACCCGACCTATAAAATCTGGCGGCATGAGATCGGCGTTAACGAGATCGACGGCCAGAACCTGAACGCGATCCGGTCGTATTTCGAGACGGCGGATTTCTCATTGCTTACGTCATCCGAACCGAAGTCTCGCGCACTCACGATCACGGCTATCGAGCCCGACTTCGTGCAGACTGGTGACATGAGTGTCCGCGTCACGGGCCGGGTCAATGCCCGCTCGCCGGATGTTATCAGTGATCCCGTGTCGTTCCCGGATGTCGCTACGTCGCCGGATGAGCAGGTCGTGTTCTTCAAGGAACAGCGCCGGGAGATGCGCTTCCGGTTTGAATCCAATACGGTCAACGGGGACTATCAGATGGGTCAGGTGCTTCTGCATATGATCCCGGCTGATGGCCGCATGAGGTCGTAATGGCTGTTGATCCTCGTGGCATAAACAGTTTCGTCGAGTGGGCCGACTACATGGTCCCTGATCTCGAAGAATACGGGGCGATAGGCCGAGTGTTTCGCGAGGAAGATTGGCAGGATTGGGGTGCTGGACTTCTGGCGCTTCAGGGTATCGCGTCGCTTGGTATTCCTAATCCGTATGAGTTCTCGGGCTGGAAGGATTGGGCGTTTCGCTTTATAGACCTACTGAACCAAGGGTCATAGCATGGCGCTGTTTCAATACGACGAGCCGGGAGCGCCTTATCCCTCCGCCATCAACCTGAGCGGGGCCGGTAAGACGTCGCCCGTTTCTCTGTATTACGAGGACGACGACGTGGGCCAGTACGCCGAGGGCGGGCTGGTTGCTGCGGCGCAGAAGATTCGTGGGGCCGGTCGCTACGGTGACAGCGAGACCATCCATATCAACCCGGAGGAACTGGAAGAACTGACCCGGATGTGGGGTCCGCCGAGCATCAACCCGGAGACGGGGATGCCAGAGTTCTTTCTGAAGAAGGTCTGGAAGGCGGTCAAGAAGGTCGCCCCGATTGCGTCGCTGTTCATCCCGGTCATTGGCCCGGCGATTGGTGGCGCGCTGGGTATCGGCAGTATGGCGGGCTCGGCTCTGGCCGGTGCCGCGCTGGGTGGTGCATCCGGTGGCGCGCGTGGTGCGATTGCCGGTGGTCTTGGCGGTGCGCTGACGGGCGGTCTCGGCGGCAAGATCGGGGCCATGACGGGCATTAAGAACCCGGCATTGGCGAACGCCGTCGGCACTGGCGTCGCGGGCATCGGCGGTGGTCTGCTGGTGAACGCACTAATGGGTTCCGGCGGCGGCGGCGGTGCGGCTCCGGCTCAGCCCGGCGCACCGACCACGCCCACATCCGGCATCGGCGGGCTCGGCATGAACGACCGCCTGACCTACAAGCCTATCGCCATGGAACAGAACGCCTACACGTTCGACCCGAAGACCTACGGGCAGAGGGGCGGCGAGTTCCGGTTCTTCAATCAGCCGGTCTACAACGTCGGCACTGAGCCTGTCAGAAAAGCCGAGGGCGGCGAGATCGACGAACCGCACTCCGACACGATCCGTCATCTGATCGCCTACGCTCAGGGCGGTGGTCATCAGGGACCGGGACAGGTTCGAGGAATCGGCTCTGGTCAGGATGATAAAATCCCGGCGTGGCTGTCTGACGGCGAATACGTCTGGTCGGCTCAGGACGTGGCTGATCTCGGTGACGGCTCGACGGATGCCGGTGTTCGCCGTCTCGACCAGATGCGCCAGATGGTCCGCAAGCAGGCTGGCCGGAAGAACGTGAAGTCCATCGCCAAGCCCCAGCGTGGGATTGAGCAGATGTTGATGGCTGTCGGAGGCGCAGCGTAATGGCGAAGAAAACCAGCACTCAGACACAAACGACGACGCAGGTTCAGGAACTCCCGGCCTGGGCGCAGCAGTACTACACCGAAGTTCTCGGGCGCGGGCTGTCGCTGGCCGACACGCCGTACCAGACCTACGGCGCACCGCGCATTGCAGGCTTCACGCCGGAGCAAGAGCAAGCGTTCACCATGACGCGCTCCGGCATCGGTCAGTACCAGCCGTTCATCAATCAGGCATCGTCGATTGCTCAGGGCACGCTCGCGCCTATCGAGGGCTCGGCGGCTGGTGCGGCGCAACCGTTCCTCCAGCGCGGCCTGTCGTTCTCCGAGACCGGCGCAGCCTCACCGTTCCTGACGGCGGGCACGTCGCGTGAGTCTATCGCTGCGGCTGACCCATACCTTGCGCGCGCTGGCATCGGGTCGGCGCTTGCGACCGCACAGCCCTACCTCTCGGTCTCGCAGGAGCGATTCCCACAGGCCGTCAATGAGTACATGAGCCCGTACACCGAGCGGGTCGTGGATGTAATCGGCGAGCGCGCCGGTCGGAATCTGCGGGAGAACCTGCTTCCCGGCGTGAACCGCACCTTCATCGGCGGCGGCACGTTCGGCGGGAGTCGCAGTCAGGAGTTCACGGCGCGAGCAATCCGCGATGCCAACGAGGCGGCTCTGGCTGAGCAGGCCGGGGCTATGGAGCGCGGCTACGGTCAGGCTGCGGATATCTTCGCGAGCGATGCGTCGCGTGCGGCTCAGGGTGCTCAGATCGCGGGGCAACTGTCGCAGGCTGACCTTCAGCGTATGCTGGAGACCGGGCGTTCGTATGCCGACATCACGGGCGACGTGGCGAACCGGAGCCTGCAAGCCGGGCAGACGGTCGGCGCGCTGACCGGGCAGGAAGCCGGGCGCTATATCGACGCCGGGCGCATCACAGGCGATCTCACGCAGGCCGATCTCCAGCGTCAGGCGTATGAGAAGCAGCTTGCGCTTCAGGCCGGATCGCAGATTTCAGGGCTTGGCGAGCAGCAGCAGCGTCAGTTCGGCACGGACGTCAACGCTATCGCGGGCATCGGTAGCGCACAGCAGGCGCTCGATCAGCGGTCGATGGACACGGCCTATCAGGATTTCCTGCGCCAGCAGAGCTTCCCGATGGAGCGCCTTAAGGACTTGTCCGGTCTTGCGGCGGGTATCAATGTCCCGACGACGACCACGACGAACATGACCGGCACGACGACGGGCCAGGGTCCAAGCACGCTGTCTCAGATCGCTGGGCTTGGTACGTCGCTGATCGGGACCATCGGTGCGACCGGAGGCTTCGGCCAGAACGGGTGGCTGGGGAGCCTGTTCCCTGGTGGGGGTAGCGGTGGTGTCACGCCGCCTGCTGGAACGTCTCCGGGGACGGGGACAGTGAACACTCCGTTCACGCCGAACCGCCCGGTGTATAAGAAGGGTGGTCGCGTCACCCGTCGCGGTCTCGGCTGGCTGAAGGAAGTCGCATAATGCCGCTGCCCATTCAAGCCGTTCAGAGCTTCCTCCAGCGCAATCCGGCGTACCTACAGGGCCGCGATCCGCAGCAGGTCATGGCTATGCTCATGGCTGGCGACTCGCTGCCGATGGAGACGCCGCCTGTAACCGTGTCGCCCGGAACACCCGCCCCCGTACAGCCCGGCGTGCAGATCGACGCGCCTGCACCCGTCGCGGCTCCGGTAGCGGATTACCGCAATCAGGATACGCTGCGGCAGAATATATCCCCCGCCGAGGATATCATTCGTCGTGCCCGTGAGTCGGCAGCACAGAGGGTTCAGCAAGCCGAGGCGGGAGCAGAGGTTCCGGCTGAGATCGCGGAAGTTCTCCGTCGCCGCGAGGCCCGCGCTGAAGGTGACCTCGAAACATCCGAGAAGGAACGCAAGCAGGCGATGTGGCTGGCCGTGGCTATGGCCGGTGCGAAGATGGCGTCCAGTCAGTCGCCGTATTTTATGTCCGCGCTCGCCGAGGGTCTGGACGCCGGTCTGCAAGGGTTCAGCAAGGCGAAGGCCGAGGCTGCCGAGCGCAAGGCGAGCATCCTGGAGAGGCAGGATCAGGCCGTTCTGGACAGGTATCGGGCGCTGGAAGACGCGAAGGCGCGGGCGCTGGAGAAGATGCAGGCTGGCGAGAAGTTGGCTGCTGATGAGATGTCGCTGGTGAACTCGACCGCGCAGGAGTTGCGTGCGCAGGCCGAGCATAAGCAGGACATGCAGAAGGGCGAAGAAGACCTGAAACTAGCCCCTCTGCGGCGCGAGAAACTGGAGGCCGAGATCGAGGGCGAGAAGGCTGACACGGCCTATCGCCGCGCGCTGGCTGCCAGTGGTGGTCGCGGTGGCGGCGGTGGTGGCGGTGGTGGTGGCGG